CACAAACGTAGATCGCGCCCGCGTTGGTTGCGTCCGGATGTGCCAGGTTTCCGTCAACCGTCAGCGCGTCTGAGAGGGTCACTGCGCCAGTGACGCCGAGCGTGCTACCGGCTGAAACTGCGCCGGTAAGCGTACTGGCACCATCGACGGTGAGAGCTCCGGAGAGCGTAACAGCGTCGAGGTTGGTAGTACCTTGTTCCTGCAGCGGATCCAGTAAGCCGCATCCGCCGAGCGCGATAGCTAATACCAGGATCAGCGGTAGCCATCTAAGCGTTTTACTTTTCATGTCGTTTTACTCCTTATGGTTAGGTGCCATCCTGCGGCGAAACGTTCGCCCCACTTTTCACTGACTTCCATCAGGGCCGCCGCGAGAGCACTCCTTGGAGAAAAGCCAGCGTTGTATTGTTTGATCCATTTTTTGCCCACAACCTGGGCCGGTCCCAGCAGGAACCGCCTACCCCAGGTGATCCCGCTGTTCCCTACCACGACTGAGGCTCCGGCATCCAGAAACGCATCGGCCATCTGTGCCCCAAAGCATCCTTCGAGGAATACCGCCCGATCCGTGAAATCGCTATCCCGAACCTGCTCGGCCGATAGCGCCGTCGGGAGGCCTGGATCCCCGTAAAGATAAGGCTGATCGCCCAGGCCATGAAGCCGGATATAGACCAGGTCCGCTTCGAGCAGGTGATCGAGCGGCGGATCTTCAGCGGTTCGCCTTGGCGATGTTTCCGGCCATACGCCGGTTGTCCGCCAGGTCGAGATCCGCCACGCTCTAGTTGAATAAGCCCTGATTTCCATTTCATGCTTTGCCCCGAAATAACTACGGGGCGGGGCTTAGGGTGCCCCGCCCCGCGATAGTAGCACAGTCAAAAACACTCGACGCCGGTCTAAGTGTTTCCTTGATACGCCAGTCTCCAGTCGCCATATACCACTTCGTAGCGAGCATAGAACTTGAAGAAGAAATATCCACCCTCGGGCTGGTCCGGATCGAACCAAGCATGCTGAAGATTCGGCTGCTCCTTCATACCCACGATCAGAGGCTTGTGGGATTCATTCGACGCTATCAAATGATAGGCCGTCGAGTCGAGCTCCGGAGCCACGATGAAGTCCAGCCCGGAAGCAAACGGGTTGATCGCGCGGTTCGCCGTCGCGTAATCCTGCGGGTTCTCGGCGATGTTGGCAGCCTCGCGCTGTAGCTCGGGTGAAACCACGATCAGATCGTAATTGAAGCTCGTGAATTCACCCTGGTCATCGCGGAATTTCTGGGCTGCGACGAGGCTCGTCTCGTAGTTATTCAAGCTCAGTGCGAGCGCACCCTCGTTGTCCTGGGCTGTGGTGTACTGCGCTCCCTTATCGACATGATCACTGTCGAAAAAATCCTGCCCGTCGTAAGCCAACCCGAAGGTTGTCCCATCTCCGCCATTGAGCGCGGTGAATACGCGAGCGTTCAAATGCTTCTGGAAGTTCTCTCCGGAGGATCTTACCTTCCGGTCCAGCTCGCCGGTCTGATCGTCTTGGACAGCATTGTGCGAGATCCAAACCGTGATGTCCCAGTCGGTCGGCGATAGCGCGATCTGCCGCTCGATGAAGTCCTGGATGGTCATGCCACCCTTGGATTCCTTGGGCATGGGTGCGGCTCCGATGTCGACAAGCTGCTCGCTAACTGCCCCCATGTTGAAGGTCGCGGCCACGCGCTGCCACTCATAATCCCGGCGGCGTAGTCCGTTCAGGAAGCCCGTTCGGGCGCCTACGACCAGGTGCTTCGGTACGTTACCTGAAATCATTGTGTCTCCCTCCTGGCTCTAGGCGCCGGTCGTGACGGTCGGCGTTATGAGCTGCACGTACGCGTAGCCGTCGACCACGCGGTGCAGCTTCCCGAGCATCGGATTATCGGCGGCGGTTGCGCTCAAAGTCCCCGAATCACTCATATAGACGGTATCTCCGACATCGGCGTCGGTATAGACCGCCGATTTAAACCCGAGGATCGTGCCGTTCACATAGACCATGAGCTCCTCAGCTCCCTCTGTCGCTCCGGAAGCCTGCGTCATCCCTTCGGCTGCTATGCCGATGAAGATGTCGGTGGCGGCCACGACTGTCGCGTCCACATACGGCGTCAGAAAGACCGTATCGGTCCCGACGTCGAGGATCATCGGCTGGCCCTTGTAGATCGTCTGGGCCGTGCTCGAGTCGACCCCCCACTTCTCCGTCTCTACGTTCTCGCCCCAAAATCGGAGCGGTGCATCAGCTGTCAGGTCAGCCATCGGAACCTTCCTTTTCCTTGAACTCGGTCAAGTCGTAATCGGCCATCGGGCCGAGCATGTCCTCGTTGACCTCGAAGAACTCGGTTACCGAGGCATCACCGCTCTCTTTCAGATAGGTCCGTAGCTGATCCGCCATCTCGTCGGGCAGCGGGGATCCGCCGCGTTCCTTGCGACTGTGGCCATCCTCGGAGAACTCCACCAGTCCACCCTTCGTAACGATCTCCTCGAATATGGTGATAGCTCCTGCGCGCTGGTCGTCATTCAGTGAGCCGAGAAATGCTTCGAGCTGCTCTGGGTTGACCGGCAGCCCGGCCGGGGTCTCGTCATCGCCCCCGGTTATGCGCTTCGAGAACTCGACGATGGTCCGCTCGCGTTCGGCCTTGGCAGTTTCCTCAGCGACGATCTTGCGGGCGCGCTGGTCGACCATGAGATCGACCTGTGTGCCGAGGTCGCCGGGTTCGAACTCCTCACCTCCGAGCTCCGCTAATAGACCGAGTGAAAGCTCAGTCCTTTCCTCGGGGCTGAGGTCGTCCAGTTTCATTTTGTGCTTTGACATATTTCTACCTCCACGATCATCGTTTTTCTTTCGGCTCAGTCCGCCCATGATGATGTCGCGCACGGCTTTCCTGGCCGCGTCGACCCAGGTTGATTTGACTTCTACCCAATCCGGTCGATCCGAGAATTCGAAGTCGCCGTCGATCTCTTCATAGCCGACCCGGAAATGCCCCGCTCCCTCTTCCACGACCACGAAATCCTCGAACGAATCCTCTACCCATAAATAAGGTCGGTTGTCGAAGTTGGGGAATTGCTCCATGAAGTCGGCCCGGATCCGGTTCAATCGATCCTCGATGCTCTCTTCTTGAAGCTCAAAACGGAACATCGGGTTGCTGAGCTCCGCCAGCTCGATCGGCCTGAGTAGGATCTTGCCTTCTTCGTCGCGAGTAGCGGGCCAGTTAGTCAGGGATCCGCCCATGATGACCTTCGCTTCGGTGTCGAACGAAGACGAGAAGAATCGCCGCAGCCCCTGCTCGATAAGGTCTATTCCTTCCTCTGTCCATTTGGGCAGAAGTCGGATGACCTCGCCTACCAGTTCGGCGCCGATGATCCAGCCTGCGGCGTTTTCGTGTTCATGATCGAAGACGTCGATCGGAAGCCCTACAAGCTCTCCGCCCTCGGTCACGGTTTCATCGATCGCCGCCTGGGTATTGTCGGCATACTCTTGGAGTTCATCCTCTTCGACCAGGATCCGCCGGCCATGAGCGTCGACGAAGTCGCCGGCGACAAAGCCGTCGAAGGCTTTACCCTCGGTGAGCGAATCAGATTGGAGTTCGGTCAGAAGCAATGGGGTTATGGTCATAAAAAAAGGCCGCGAGCCTATGGGCTCCCGGCCAGCGGCTAAGTTCTTATACCGCGAGGCGGATCAAGTACCTTCGACTGGCTTTATAGCATGCTCGTTTTCGTTTGTCAAATCTACGTCCTCGACTTTGATCTCGAACGGCTCCCCATGATGCCTTTGTGGCCAGGTGAGCTCGATGAGATATTTACCCGGCTTGAGCCGGTCCACAACGCGAGCGACGGATCTGGCGCGGTAGGAGATGTCTTCGGATTTGGTCATGGCATGCTGGGGATCCGGCCCCTGGACAGGGGCGCATCGGTTTTCTGAAACGAACACTGGCACTTGAATCCCTTGCACGCCAGGCTCGAATGCTGCGGCCGCACATCGGCCTTGGCCCACTGGCTGGCGCGCTTGACCTTGCCAGCCATCTTCAAACAGGTGGAGCAGTGGTCCGTTGGTCCTAGTCGCCAGGCGTACTTCTGATCGGCGCAGGCCATCGCCCGCGCCTGGTTCCTGGCCTCGCTGTAGCGATTGACCCACATCCCGGCCCGGCTC